CCCACCAGCTGTAAAACGGCGTAGGTTCTATTCTGCTTTGACTATCGCTGCTTAACTTCAAAATCCTTGCGGTTAATGTGTCAAGTGTTATTGACAATTTCATCAGAAAGGGAATATGCTTCCTCTTCCTCCATCCACGATGCTTCGCCCTTTTGTGTGATAACAGGAATCTTTCTGTCACCGCTTGAGGTCTGAATCTTAGTTGCAAGAGGTCTGAACACGTTCTCTTCTTCAAGTGCGGAAATCAGCTTCTTTTCGTACTCATCCGGAACAAGATAACCGCCCTCTGTGTCTGTACCGACCTGCAAGTCGTTGTGTACATCGATCCAGTTGCGGTTTCTGACGCTGTTCCAGAATGCTGTTTTATAGGTGTCGCTTGCTGTACCTGTCTTTTCCGTTACATTTGGTGTGGCAGGCTTGCCGAGAATAGGCGTTGAAGTTGCCTTGTTCATTTCAGCTTCGATTTCAGCCTGTCTTTCCAAACGCTGAATTTCCTTGCCAAGATCGACAATGGTCTGTTCCATCGCATCGTAGGTCTTGGAATCTTCCTCACTGAGCACGCCGTTTGCATTTCGCTTGCTGTCAAGAAAATCACGGGCAGTGTCCCAAGCCTTGTTTCTATTTTCTCTGAGTTCCTGAATTGTCATAGCCATAATAAATTCCTCCAATCAATATTTCAAAAGTGCCAGCCTTTTTTCAAGCTGATTTATCGGTACACCTGTTGCAGGTGCTGCTGCGGATATTTTCTGCATCAGCGATGCAGTTGTCACGGACGGAGAGTAAAGCATGGAATTCTGTGCTTTTTGGGGGTTCTTTTCTTTCTCCGGTTCTTTTGGTGGATTCTCTTCCTCATCAGGTTCACTCTTAGAAGGTTCATCAGAATCGTCATCTTCTTCAGATTCTTTCTTGGAAAATAGAATCCCGTCCATAAAACCAAGCTGTTTTGCTTTTTTCGCATTCATCCATGTTTCCTCGTCCATCATCTTTGCAATTTTACTTCTGCTGAGATGTGTCTTTTCCTCGTAGGCATTGATAATGCTTTCCTTGACTTCATCCAGCAAAGTAATTGCCTTTTCCATTTCAGCCTTATTTCCCATTGCAATGGTGGCAGGATTATGGATCATCAGCATTCCTGTTGGTGAAATCCATGTTGTATCACCTGCCATTGCAACGACAGATGCTGCCGATGCTGCAAGGCTGTCAATTTTAACGGTAATCCTGCCTTTATGATTTTTCAGCATAGTATAAATCTGACTTGCGGCGAACACATCTCCACCCGGACTTGAGATCCAAACGATAAGATTGCCCGGATGTTTGTTCAGTTCATCCTTAAATAACGCAGGGGTCAGTTCATCACCATACCATGTGCTGCTTGAGATAGGTCCCTCAAAATACAGCTCTGTTTCTGATGTCTCTTCATTTTTGATAAAATTCCAGAACTTATCCATTATCGGTTTCCTCCTTTATTTTTTCTGCAAATTTTCCTGCATCAATTAATTTAGTAAACGAACCATTACACAAATAAAGATTTCCGCCTTCCTCTTCAGAAATCATATTCATATCTTCAAGTTCTCGGATGTCATTTGCTGACATCCAGCCGTTCTGACGTGCTGTAGCATAGCCCTGCATACGGGAAGCATAATCGCCACGCAGAAGTCCATCTACATTGAACTTCACGAAATACTGTCCCTTTTCAGAATCAGAAAGAAGTGCTTTCTGCAAAGACTGCTCCCATCTAACGATCCAAGGGTCAAGACTGTATTTAACAAAGTCTAATGACAGATGTTCTACGTTACTGAATGTAGCATGGTCAAGGTCACCGATCATATGGAGCGGTACACGGTACATTCTTGCAATTTCTTCAATCTGAAACTTTCTGGTTTCCAGAAACTGTGCTTCATTATTCGGAATTGAGATCGGTGTAAATTTTACGCCTTCTTCCAAAACGGCAACCTTATGTGAGTTCTTTCCACCGTATGCTCTGTGCCATGCGTCTCTTAATTTATCGGGATTTTTAATCACTCCCGGATGCTCCAATACGCCGCTTGGATTTGCATTGTTTCCGAAAAACGATGCTCCATATTCCTCACAGGCAATAGAAATGCCGATTGCATTTTTCGCAAGTGCAATCGGCGAATATCCAACCAGCCCATCGAAACCTAAACCCGGAATATGCAGAACTTCATCGGCGTAAAGAACGATTTCGCCCTGTTCTTTCAGATTCGGATTTGCTTCATCGTAACGGCTGTAAATGTATATCAGGCGGTTTTTCTCATCACGGTCAACCTTCATTTTGTCAGGCATCAGAGGATACAATCCCAAAACATCACCTCTGCCGTTTCGGATAATCTGTGCATAGGCATTGCCATAAATCAGCAGATGGGACATTAATGTTTCCCTGAAAACAAAAGATGTCATTTCGGGGTTTGGCTGATCGTGGAGTAAAAAATAGAGCGGATGCTGTGGCACTCGCTCTTTTCCTTTCTCATTGTATTTGTACACATGAAGCGGCAGTTGTGCAATCGCTTCCGACAGTACACGCACACAGGCATAAACTGCAATATGCTGCAAGGCTGTTCTGTCGGTGACTCTCTTTCCTGCATTGCTTCTGCCGAAAAAGTATGTGTATGACGGGCTGTCATAACTGTTTTGAGGCTTATCTCTGGGCTTAAAGAGTCCGCTGAAAATTCCCATGAAATCACGTCCTTTCTTGACTTTTCGTATATGGGTGTGGTATAATATGTGAAACTAAGTGTAGGGCATCTGCCTTACAAATCGGAATTTGAAAAGGAGTGCTTGCAGAATGAAAACAATTAGATTATTATACCCAGATCATGTCAGTGGTGGGTTGGACACTTATTATTTTGGAGCTAATTTGCTCCAGTATATTTTGCCGAAGAACCCCAATCAACCAACTATCAGGGTAGATGTTCTGCCTCCTGATAACAGGGAAAAACCTATAACGAACGGGATTTATGCCGAGAATGAGGTTCTGGCAGGAGTTCAGGATGCACAACAGAAAATCGCAACAGAAGAACCGGACAGAATCATTACCATAGGCGGTAACTGCATGGTATCACTTGCTCCGTTTGATTATCTGCACGGAAAATATGAGAATGTCGGAATTATTTGGATTGATGCACACCCGGATGTATCCACTGTAAATGATGGCTATCCAAATGCTCATGCAATGGTGCTTGGCAGTCTTATGGGACAGGGAGCAAAGCAGCTTACTTCGCAAATGAGAAACCCGGTGTTCAAACCGGAGGAAATTCTGTATATCGGATTGCAGCCACTCCATGATTATCAAGAAGCGTTTTTGAAAAAAGCGGGTGTTGATTACAAAGTGCAGGATCAGGCATTTGTAACGAACGAGGAAATCAAAGCCTTTATGACCCGATTTGACCATATCCTTGTACATTTTGATATTGATGTATTGGACGAACATCTCTTTCATTCAACTTATTTTGCAAACCCGGAGCTTGTCGGTGATGGCGCTGGTGGAGGAAAGATGACTATGGAAAAGCTGTCGAAAGTGCTTCATTTGATTGCAGAAAGCAGCGATGTTGTCGGTTTTACTGTCGCTGAGTATCTGCCGTTCGATGAGCATCGGCTGAATATGATGCTTTCGGGGATAAATATTTTCACAGACTGACAACTTCCAGTTTGCAAAGATAATCAAACCTATAACACCAGCATCTCTCTTGAATCATAAACCGACTCATCAGAAACACATCCACAGCGAATTGCACGGTCAAGAGCCATAATCATGGCAACTGCACCGTCAATCTTCTCTGTGGATTTTTCTTTGTCAGGCTTGATGTTTCCGGCAGGATCACGGCGAATGAAAATATTATCCATCATCCAACGAAGAACAGGATGTCCGTTGTGTGCAAGTGTCTGTTCCAGGGTCAGTTTCATCAGTTCTTTGGTTGGCGGGCTCATATCTTTGTAACCCTGACCGAACTGAACCATTGTAAATCCAAGCCCCTCCAGATTCTGCGACATCTGCACCGCACCCCAGCGGTCAAAAGCAATCTCCTTGATGTGAAACTTCTGTCCCAGTTCATCTATGAAGTTTTCAATAAAACCATAATGGACAACATTTCCCTCCGTGGTTTTCAGGTAGCCTTGCCGTTCCCAAATATCATAAGGAACGTGGTCACGTCTTACTCTGAGGGGCAGCGTTTCTTCCGGCAGCCAGAAGTAAGGCAAAACATAATAATGCTCATCTTCTTCAGTTGGAGGAAATACCAAAACAAAAGCTGTAATATCCGTTGTAGAGGAAAGGTCGAGTCCACCATAACAAACACGACCTGCAAGCATCTCTTCATCAAAAGCCACCTTGCATTTGTCCCACTTTTCCATCGGCATCCAACGCACCGCCTGTTTTACCCATTGATTGAGTCTCAGTTGTCGGAAAGCGTTTTCTTCGCCGGGATTTTCTTTAGCAGAGTTACAAGCATCTTCAACTTTATCAATCGGCACTGTAATTCCTAAAGACGGATTAGCTTTTTTCCATACCTTAGGGTCAGTCCAGTCTTCTGACTCATCTGCTCCATAAATGATTGGATAAAATGTTCTGTCATGTTTTCTGCCCTCAATAATATCCTTTGCCTTTTGGTGTATTTCATAACAAATAGAATTTGTATCTGTGCCTGCGGTAGTGATTATGAAATACAAGGGCTGCATTCTGGCATCACCGGAACCTTTTGTCATTACGTCATATAGTTTTCGGTTCGGTTGTGTGTGTGCTTCATCAAATACAACGCCATGTATATTAAAGCCATGCTTAGAGTAAGCTTCTGCTGAAAGCACCTGATAAAAGCTGTTTGTTGGTGCGTATACTATTCTTTTTTGAGCAGTGAGGATTTTAACCCTTTTCATTAAAGCCGGACACATACGAACCATATCTGCGGCAACATCAAAAACAATCGAAGCTTGCTGTCGGTCCGCGGCACAACCATAGACCTCTGCTCTCTGTTCGCCGTCACCACAGGTAAGCAGCAAGGCAACCGCAGCGGCAAGTTCTGATTTTCCATTTTTCTTCGGAATCTCGATGTAAGCCGTATTAAACTGACGATAGCCATTCGGTTTCAAGATTCCGAACAGGTCACGGATAATTTGTTCCTGCCAGTCAATCAACTCAAACTTGCGTCCTGCCCATGTACCTTTTGTATGTGTCAAACATTCGATAAAATTCACAGCATAATCTGCTTTTTTCTTATCATACCTTGAGTCATTTGACATAAATCGTGTCGGCTTGTAATTTTTCAGTTTTCTCATACTGCAACCACATCCATTGGTAGATTGAGTTTTGCATATTTACCAAAATACTTTATTGCAGCCTTATCCCTTGCTTTTGCTGCATCAATTGCTGATGTATATAATCCAAGATTTTTCTTTTTCCCATTGTAATGAATATATGCCTCATATTTCTTGGCACTTTTTGAAAAACTAACTCCCGTATATCCTGATGAATTTGTGCATCGCTTTTTCTGATTGAACATATTTTGCTGATGAGAGCATGAACGTAAATTTGCTCTGCGGTTATTCATTTTATTCCCATCAATATGATCAATATCAACATTTTTAGGAAATCCAAAAAGAAGTCGATGAAGTGTAAAGGTTCTGCCTGCTGTTTTTGTTTTTCTGCTGAAGTGTGCGGTAGGATATCCTCTCTTGCCCCTGAACCACGTGTATTTTGAAATAAGTTCAAAATCGTTTGCATCAATAGTAAAAGAAGTTCTGTCAATAAAAAATATTGTGCAAATCTTTTTATCATCGGAAAATTTATATTCATTTTTCATGTCGACTCCTCCTTTCAGGCATAAGAAAAGCCTTACCATTTCTGATAAGGCTCTTGTTTTTTAGTTATTTTCTATTTTATTCGTATTCTTTAAGCAGAATTGCAAGTGCAAGTTCAGCTTCTTTCGTCTGACAATCAATGTCAAGACCTCTGTCATAATTATATACTATCCTGCCATTCTGTCTGAGTTCCAGTTTGATGATTCTGCCTTCGTTGATTCCAAAGTTGCTTGGTTCATCATAAACCTTGGCACAGTACCTGATTGAGACAAATCCTCCTTTACCATTCGGTATCCCTATTGAACCCTGTTTCCACATAAATATTACCTCCGTGCTTTTGTTTTGCCTTTTGGCATTTAGTATGTTACCGCATTTGAGCCGTATAGTCAACGGTATCTGCGATAATAAATGTAACAAACATAAAGGGAAAATACTGTGAAAAACTGTCCAATCGAAAACAGCTGAAACAGGGACTTACAAGCTCTTACTGTTTCCCATTGCATAGTTTTTCAAGGGAGAATTAATGTCACAAACGTTTGGACTGTACGAGCCACAACCCCATGATTCAGGGGCTGTTTGGAGCGTGCAGGAAAGCTTATCTCGTGATTTTGAAATCTCCGTGGTAAAGGTTATTCTTTCTGATGTAACCTATCATCCAGTTTTCAGCCTCCTCGTAATCAATGAACTCCTTGATTACTCTCCATTCGATTTTGCCCGGATTGTAAATGTGAATTCCGTTTTCAACTCTCTCCGTTGCTGTTCCTGTTGCTGTTAATGCTTTTACTTTCCATGTTTTTACCATTGTATGTTCCTCCGTTTTTTTGTTTTTCCCTTGCGGTAACTGTATATTACCGCATTTCAGGAACATAGTCAACGGTATCCGGAGAAATATACTGCACAAACATCGCAGGGTTATTTTGTGTACTATATTTCTTCGGTACGAGCCACACAGCCTTGTTTCCAAGGCTGTGGTTTGTGGGTTTGAAAGGAAAGTTTATCTTCCAGTCATGCATTCCCATTCAAATTCGCAGGCATTTTCGTATTCCTCATCGAAAAGGGCATCGTCATCAATGTAGTCCTCCTTGAAGTCGATTCTGTCAATGTCCTCAAAAATCGTTTCATTTTCTTCTGCATCTGCCTTAGCAAGGTTTTCTGCATTTTTCTCAACCCATGCTGTGAACTCTTCATCGTCCATTCTGTCCTCATTTTCAATTTCAAGGTCGTATTCGTAATCCTCATCAAACCAAGTGATGACCGCCTTTGTGATTTCGGTTCTTTCGTTCCAGTCCGTTCTGTTTGCCATTGCTCTTGCCTTTGCGATTCCGTATGATACCATTGTGTTTTCCTCCGTGTTTCGTGGTTTTTTGGTTGTTGTCTCAGCTGTCGCTTCGGTCGGTGCTTCTGCTTCGCAGAGGTGTCCACCGGACACCCGCACCCTTTCGGTGATTACATATTACCGCATAGCGTGTATAATTGCAAGCGGCTAAACTGCCAGAATATACAGTCTGAAAACCGCCCCTGTATTGTGTAGATTATGACAGCAAAAAAAGCAGCCGCCACGTTTGCGTTTGTGGCGTTGCCTTTCAAATTGGAAAGGTATTCGGAATCGGTTTTACTTGCCGTTACAGTCGAACGTGCGTGCTGTCAGTCCCTGATTACAATCGGCATCAGACCGTTTGGTGTGGGAATGAAAAGTTCAATGTTCCAAAATCGCTGTCTGTATTTTTCCATAAATTCAGGAGAAAGATCTGTGAAATCTTCTGCTCCAAGACCTGCGATGAAAAATGTGCCTTTGATGATGTCACCTGTTTCAGGAAGCATTCTGTTCCACTCCGTATCGGATTTCAACTTTGATTCATCATCACAAACAAGGGCAATTTCATCTTCAAAAGGGTATATCGCTTGCAGATACCCGCCGACCGTTTTCTGCATGGATTCCAGACTGCCGTCAATTTCAGCTTCTCTTGGTCGTTTTCTTGGTTCAACGATAAGTACTTTCATATGGATTTCCTTTCTGAGCCGTCTGCGGGGCAGTTTGTTCTGCCCCTTGGCTCTTTTGTTTTTAGTTCAGTCTGATGCGAATTGCAGGGTATTCCTTTGCATTGCCCCAGATGTCCGGTCTGGTTATCATGCAAAGTCCATCAATGCTGCACCCCTGTGCGGCAAGTTTGTGCAGATTTTCAAGAAGTGCTGTGCTTGTTTCTGTAACCGCTATGGTTTCAACCCCCGCTTCTCTCATCGTCTTAACAAAGTCGCTCATGTCTGTTGTCCAGGGAAGCTCGTTGTGAAATTGTCAATAACACTTGACACATTAACCGCAAGGATTTTGAAGTTAAGCAGCGATAGTCAAAGCAGAATAGAACCT